TTAGCAAAGTTAATACTTTATTCCTTGCTGACACAGTTTAATTTACATCCTCTATAAAAACAAAGCTCCGATTTGGCGGCTTTATTCATTTTCCCATAAACTCTTTTAATCTGTATAGCCTATCAATTGCCGGATTATAAAATGCATCCGGATAGTGTTGCTTGATGTCGTTGATATTTGCCCGAATATACAGAGATGTATCGTATATATGTTCGGATTCCGATAATATTACTTCCTTTGGCAATTGTACGGTTTCTGCCCAATTCATGATTGCTTTAACACTTTCTTCGTCATATGCGTATTTGCCTTCTTGTGCCATATAAGATTATTTTTTGGGGCAAAGATAACCTTTTCTCTTTAATCATTCATCAAACTTCCGGTTCTTAAACATTTCTGCATCGGAAACCTCTTGCAAAACTTCGCCAAAAACAGTATGAAGTTTATCTTTCTGCATAATGATTAAATTACGGTACGGTATTCGGAATACAACATCATCATATGGCAGATGCAGATTTTCCATGAACGTTGCAATCTGTCCAAGCAGGCAGGTATTACCTGCTACTTCTGTTTTGCTGTCAGATTTTGCACGTTCTTCGCTAAAATTGACAGCTTGTAAAAATTTTCAGCAGAAATTAAAGAAAAAGCGATTTCTAATCCTTCCACAATTTCATTAAATGTGCCTTTTAATAATTCATCAAAAAGGCTATCGTTTCCTTTTATAAACCAAGACAAAGCATGTGCCTCATTATCCATATCTTTTAATGAAACAAGTATATCATGCAGCGTATTACATTCGGGGAAATTTGCTAAGTAATACCCTGCGCCTGCTATCCTATGAATAGTAGGCGGTGATATGATATATGATTTGTTATTGACGACAATTGTCTTAAAGTCAGAGCCAATAATAGAGCTATTTACTATTTTTGCAGCATTCATTATTAATATATTAAACAGGGGTGCAATTTACACTACACCCCTTTGGTTTCATATAAATTTATTTAAATGGTAGGTTTGCTCTTGACAGGAGCTTCTGCTGACATCAAGGCGGCAGCTTCCACTTTTTCCCCATCAAACAAATAGTCACTCTTCACATTATCATTAGGATTTTCCATCGCAACAGCAGTAACTCCCAAGCCAATGTTTTTTTCGGCCATTGTTCCTTTGGCGATAACCGCAGCATTTGTAAAGACTACATAATTGCCTGTTTTTGTCTGCCCTACAATTCCCTTATTCATAATTCCCGGAGTAGCTGATGCCGACCAGCCCGCATCCGTATCAACCTTTTCGCCACCTTGCAAATCAATCTTATCGTCAAATGTATATTCACCCATTGTGAATGTAATGGTTTTTGCCCCCTTTTGGGTTACATCACGATAATAGATATTACCCGAAAGTTCGTTGATGTAATCAGTGTAGGTTGGGTCATCCTCTGTGTACTGCCAAGTATCTTGGTGTGAGTTTTTAACTTGTGTGGCAGACTTAAGCCACGTCTTTAATGATGCTTTAGTTACGGCTTCAGTAAACACATCACCGTACCATATCTTTTTAATTCCGATAAATGGTTTCATAATCTTCTCTATTTATGTTTAATACTTCAAATAATAATTTTACATTAACAAAATGACAATTTAAATCTGTATCTTCCTCTATCCCATGGCTCTCAACAGAATATTGATACCATGAACCCTTATAATATCCTACGGAATCCAAAGTCTCAACAGCCAACTGTTCAAGTTCGTTAAGCCTTTTGAGATTGGCATTCTGCTTATAATCCGGGACACAGAAATTAACTTCAATAAATCCTCTGTTCCAATAGGTATCAGATGTTTGGCGCTTAGAAAGAACAACAATACGCTCCGTATCTACTTCCTTTTTAGGGAAAGACCAGCTACGATATAAAGGCAGACCAAAAACTTTGCAATCATTATATACTATGATACCGGCATCTGATGATGTAATCATATCCAAACCTCCGAATAATTAAAATAATTACAGCTCTTAGGGTTGCGTGCGATACCTTCCGCTTTCACTGTCTCTCCAAACAAACAGCGAATATTGCTACCTTCTTTTAAGCCACGACCTTCATAGACTATATGATAATGCGACATATACATATCTCCATTGTCTGACTTTAGTTCTTGGGTGTTATCATCGTCGCACCGGCAAACACCTATAGTTTCCCACGTATTATTTTCCGGCTTTACAAGAACTTGTCCGTTAGAGTCATACTTAGGTTTTTCTTCTGCCAATACTTGTAATATGTGAGGAGAAAAATACATTACCATATATCAGATACATCTTTAATCACACTCAGACCGACAATTGCAGCAGTTTCCTCATTCAAGTCTATGCCATATTTCTTTAACAGAAGTTTAATATGGGTCTTGATTGAATCAACGCTCCAGGATGCAGAAAATCCACTTTCACCAACTGAGGTAGGATGGAGAATATTTTTCTCAATAAAACCATCAATTAATGTTCCTATTAACTTTTTATCCTCAGAAGAAGCTTCCTTGCCTGCATTAAGCCCAAAATCTAATGCAAAATCAGAAGCCCCTACATCGGACATTTCACCGATGTAGGAAAATCTCTGCTTTATGTAGCCTGCAATTGTCATTATGCTTCTACTGTCAAAGAATAGATACCGTTAATCTCAGTAATGATAGGAAGTGATAATGACTGCGCCTTTGTGAACTCAACTCCATTGGAATTGTCTGTCTCACCCTTACCCCACTGAGAAATCCGAATTCTTCCATAATTGGAATAGGTTACACCAGGTTCTTGTCTCAATTCATTGTCTGCATAGGCATTTTTGATAACCCCTAACTTTCCAGCTGGGACAAATACCAAGTTCTTGTCATTCCAGGGGGAATACTCACTTAATGTTCCGTTGTTTTGAATTCGGGTGATACGTCTGATTGGTTCAAAGATAGGGAAGTCATTCTGACGCATGAACTCGTTCATATTTGACAACAACAGCGGAGTAGAAGATTTATCTGTACCAAAAACAACCTGTTTCATCTTCTTATTTCTAAGAATATATGATAAGCGTTTGGGTGAGAGAAGAATTTTATCAAGTGTCACTTTCTCTTGAGAGGCGTTCAATACCATTTGAATGTCTTCAAAACAGTCCACATTGTTTTGATTATCGTCATTCCAATCCAATGTTGCCGATGCTATATTCTCGGCAGGCATTTTGTGGTCTATAACACCACGGACGCCACCCTCTGGATTGTTTTTCTCATCAAATGTAAAAACTCCTTTGTTAGACAAGGCTCCCAAGAATATAACATCCAGTTTAGACTGCACAGAATTTACAACCTTCCCGACATTATTCCACATCAGATTAATGAGTTGTTGCGTTTTCTGCTCATCTGTCAACATACGAGAATCAAGTATTTGAAGGACTTTTCTGTACTCTTCAATCGGCATAGAATAACTCATCTGATGGGTCAGCACTTTTTGCTTTAATGTTTCCAAACCGTCCGTTCCCATAATAGGCTCTTTTCCCTTAGAATCCAAAGTCGCAGCAGCCACACTCAAATTGTACTGCCCAATCAACTCTTCAAAGTTCAGCCCAATCGTAGGAGTATCCCAATCCAAATATTTCTCATAGATGTTTTGGTCGAACAATCTTTTACGTAACTCCGATGCCGTGTCTATGCGAACTTGCACTTGTTTTGTAAGTTCGCCAAAAATAGAACTATAAAATAATCCTGCCATAATTTACCTCCTTATTGTCTAATATACTTGATAGACGGGTTATTTTTCATGCTATATCCCACCAGCCAATCCTTTGGCATTGGATAAGCCACATCCTTCAAAATTAATACCTCATATCCTGCGGACACTGTTTGAAAGGACATGTTTTTCGTAAATACAAAGTCTGTTTCAACAACCGCATCTGGCAAATCTTTCCCAATACCAAGTACAGCTCCCGCAACAGCCGTTTCTGCAGCCGCAGCCAATGTTAGTACATCATAGTCCGCGTTACTTGAATCAATAGAATTTATTGCCTGTCCGCCTACGGTTTCAGACTTAACAGCAAAACTTCCTTTTTTAATCCGCGGTTTGGTCGTGGTACCGCCATTGATAACTTCCACCGCTTTGCAGATCTTACACTCCATTTTTGCAAAATCAAGTTTTATAGGAGTGCCTTTTTTAACAAAAGTGCCTTCCGGCAAATCTGTTGTAAGTTTGAAGTCTCCTGGAAGAACGCCGCACTCACCTCTCCAAAAAACGGGGAAATTCCCTTTGACCTTTTCTTTTTCAAATGTAATAGCCATAACTTTATTTTTTAATTAGCGTCCGGCAATTTTTCAGCCCATTCTTTAGCCAGTTCTTTGCCCTGGTCTTTAGGTGTAGACAAGGAGAATGCCGAACTTTTATCCTCCAAGCCTTTTGCGACCTCATTCTGTCTCACTTTAGAAAGATAGTCTGTAATCGCCACCTCGTCCATATCATCGGAGATAGCAAATCCTTCTTCTATTCTCTCTTTCGAGATTTTGAGTTCTTTTGCTTTTGAAAGAATCAGATTGTTTCTTGCGGCACGCGCTTGTTCTGCTTTTGCATTTTGATTTTCAGTCATAAGTTTACTGATTTTATCTTCCTGCTCTTGCTTGTACCTTGTAAACCACTCTGGTTCCTCATTGGTTGGTTGCTGTTGGTCGCCCCCATCACCTTTTGCTTTCAGTTCTTCCAATTCCTTCTTGTAGGCTGCACCTTCTGTACGCAGCCTATCAAAATTACTTTGGTAAGATTTCAGCATTGATTCTTGCCCCTTTACTATAGTTGCAAGGTTATCATCGGTTATTAATCCCATAGCGTCAAGCGATGATGCTACTGATTGAAGAATATCATCAGACAAACCCAGCTTTGAAAAATCCTGTTTAAGCTGATTGAATATTTTTTCTTTCATACTTAATTATTTTAAATTCAGGATAAAAGTAGATATTAGTAAAAGATGGGAGAAATTTATAAAGGCTCTAAAACGAACAATTGACAAAAGGTTTGTTATTTATATAAAAAGCAGCCCCTAAATGTATAGAGACTGCTTGGAGTGCCTTTCTTGATAACCCGCCAGCCGTATTACTGGCGGGACGTCATAACGTGATTTCGCTGGTCGAACCTCAACGTGCATCTATGCTTGTTTACGTGGCAATACATTTCTTAATCTTTTCTTCATTTCAGCTATTGACCTATCCAAAGAAGCAATCATTATTTCATAATCTTTGTGTGATGCAGCTACGTTATCTACTATCACATTCTTAGTTTGCACAACATTTGCACAACTTAATTTTCTGATATGCAAAATCTTTATCTTTCTCTTGTATTTTCAAATATAGGATTGATATAAAGATATACTTTTTCTATTATGAATATTTAACTTTTTCTTATTTATATACTATTACAATCCGCTTTTTTAAGGAATAAATATTTGTCAGTTACATATATCCTATTTATACTTAACGTATTATATACTATTTGTAATTAAAATTTTAATTAATATATTAATTAATTCCCTGATTGATGTATTAACTAACTTGTTTATATTCAGTATTATAATTGATATTTATATCTCTTATTTCATGATTAGTGTATTATCTTTATGTTCTATGATAACCTAACACCTTATTATTATGTATATAACAAAGGAATTTTCTTCTATTGCAGAAATAAAGAATATACGCGAACAAAAGTCAAGGCTATCTGAAAGAGAGGCTGAATTAGTAAGTCCAATACTGACTAATCTTGAGTCTATTCCCTATATATACGAGTTGTTTAAAAATATAGTACGCACTATGAATATTCCGTCTCGTGAAAAAATAATTCAGAGAAAGGAATTTTTGTTTATCATACTTTTTTTGTTTGTCCCAAGTGTATTAGCGGGTGGGCGTATACCTAATGGGGTTAGGAAATCTCTTGAACATGTATTTCCAAAGGTAAAGCCTTGTACTATATCAAACAACATTGCTGATGTCTTTTTTTTGTATCAGCAATACAAATACTTCAGAAGCGACATTAATATTATTTATAAAGAAATGCTTAAACGATTGGAAGAGGGCGATACTCTAGATGAATTAAAGCGCCTTACATTCAAATAACAAACCTTTTTCAGATTGTTTGTTATCGGCAAGACATTTGCTTTTCTCTTTTTACACAATGGTCTATCTTTGAAAATATATAAAGAAGAATAATAGGATGAGACTTTCAATTAAGCAAGAAAATTTTTGTAATTATTACCTCGAAAGCGGCAATGCTTCCGATGCTTATCGTCGTGCTTATTCATGCAAAGGGAAATCAGATAATACGATTTGGGTAGAGGCGTCCAGATTAGCTAATAACCCTAAAGTTGCCCTAAGGATAAGTGAGTTGAGTTCTGAAATGCGGCGCCGGTCAGATATTACAAAAGATGAAGCGGTAGGAATTTTGGCAGATATTGCAAGGGCGAATATTGTAGACGCCCTTGAAATCAAGTCTAATGAGATGTTTACTTCCATAGTGGTAAAGGATGTATCCGCCTTGCCTATCGGCATTCAAAGAGCTATTCTTTCCGTAAAGAGTACAGATAAAGGTTATGAATTGAAATTGTATAATAAGATTGATGCAATAGAGAAATTGGCAAAATTGCTGGGTTGGGATGCAACTGAACAGAAAGATATTGTAAAAGAAGATAAAAATGATTCTATAACAATTCAGATAATAGACAAAAGGGGGGACGTTGTAGATGCTGATACAAACGACTAAAATATATGCTACGGTTGATAGTGCGATAAAATCAGGATACAAGGTTGTATCTGCACAAGGAAGCTCAAGAAGCTCAAAAACGTATAATATATTGATATATCTTTTAGTATATATACTCCAACATCCTAAAACCTCTCTTTCTGTTGTGCGCAAGACGCTACCGTCGTTAAGGGGGTCTGTATTTCGGGATTTTAAGGAGATAATGCAAGACAAATTCCGAATGTGGGATAACCGCTGCATGAATAAATCTGATATGGTATACACGTTTCCTAATGGTTCGTTCTGTGAATTTTTCTCAACTGACGATGAGCAAAAGATACGAGGAAGAAAACGTAATATTCTGTATTGTAACGAAGGCAATGAAATATCCTTCCTCGAATGGCAACAACTGGTGATGCGTACTACTGATTTTTCAGTTATAGATTATAATCCATCTTTTTCAGATGAGCATTGGTTATGTGATTTGAATAAAGATTCGCGGACTTTTCATTTTATCTCTACTTATAAGGACAATCCTTTTTTGGAGCAAACTATTATAGATGAGATAGAGTCTCTCCAGCATAAGAATAAAGTGCTATGGACTGTGTACGGTTTGGGATTGCAAGCTATGGCAGAAGGACTTGTATTCCCGGATTTTGAAATAGTGGATGAATTTCCTACTTACGCTAAACATGTTGGGGCTGGATTGGATTTTGGATATAGCGCTGACCCTACAGCGGTGGTAAGATGTGGTATAGTAGACGATTGCATGTATCTTGATGAATTGTGTTATCAAACCCACATGTTAACAAGTGAAATAATAGATGTGTTGAAGCCATTAGGGTTATTTGTATATGCAGATAGTGCAGATCCGAGACTTATTCAAGAAATTTCTAATGCAGGTATTGTGATTTATCCAGCGGATAAGTACAAAGGTTCAGTCATGGGCGGTCTGTTTAAGATGATGGAATATAGGCTTTGCGTGACTAAGCGTTCTGTTAATCTCATTAAGGAACTGAAAAATTATGTATATGAACAAAACAAGGATGGCAAGTTTATAAACGCACCTATTGATGCTTATAACCATTTGATTGACGCTGCCCGTTACTGGACAATTGGCAAGATAATGGGAAAGATTTTACTTTCTAAGCAATATGATAAAGATGATTTAGGACTATACTAAAATTGATGATATGAATTTTATAGAAGCAATATTCAATGTTATCCGTAACAAGACCCTAAACGCTGTAGGGGTTGAACGAGATTTGATGAAACTTATTCAAAATAAAGATATTTCCCGTGTACAATCTGTTATGCAAAATCGTGATACGTACGTATCTGATGCCATAAAGGAATATACTCCAGAACTTCATGATGTAATGAAGCGTCCCGATAAGCCGAGAAAGAACAGACAGCCCTATAAAGTTGAAAAACTTCCCCGACGTAGACAAGTGTACATAAATGAGGTGGAGTTGTTCTTTTTGTTGGGAAATCCTATATCATGGAAGCCTTCTTTGGACATAGAGGGTAAGGATGAAGCTTTTGATGCTTATATGCAGTTTTTAAAAGATACAAGATTTAATACTACCATGCGGCAAGCTAAAAGATTGGCGGGGGCTGAAACCGAAAGTGCTAAAGTGTATCATATTTATAATGATGGTGGAAAGCCCGCCGTAAAGGTGCTCGTTATATCCAAATCAAAAGGATATACCCTGAGACCTTTGTTTGACCAATATGAAAACATGATAGCTTTTGGTTATGGTTACTTCTTGAAAGAGGGAGATAGGACAATAGAACATTTTGATATACAAACTCCAAATTTTATATTTCGATGTAAGCGGGCTAATATCGGATGGAATGTAACTCCAGTTGAAAACCCTACCGGGAAAATCAATGTGATTTATTATCGCCAAGATAAAGCCTGGGCGGGCACTGAAAGAAGATGCGACCGGGAGGAAATGATTGATTCTAAAGCAGCTGATACAAATAATTATTTTGCAGACCCTAAGATAAAGGCTACTACAGATGTTATTAAATCTTTGGCTGATCCTGATACTGTAGGTCAGGTTATACAACTGACAGATAAAGATAATAGCCTGATTGATTATATGACTCCACCAGAATATTCTTCCATGAAAGAGAGCGAAAAGGCGGATTTGAATTCTTCGATTCTTTTCGAGTCGTTTACTCCTGATTTTTCTTTTGAAAACATGAAAGGGCTTGGCACTTTATCCGGAGAGGCATTGAAACGGGCTATGATATTGGGCTTCATTAAGAGGGATAATTTAAAGGAAATATATGATATATTGGTTGATAGAGAAAAAAATCTTATTCTTGCCATTATGAAAAATGTTACCCATATCCAACTTAGAGAAAAATTAGAAAAATTGAATATAGAACATGAATTTTCTGAGCCGTTTAATGAGGATGTTCAAGGGAAGTGGGCAGCAGTAGGGAAGGCTTATCAGGATGGAATTATTTCACTTGAGCAAGCTGTTAATATGCTTGCGGTTGCAGATAATCGCCAGGAAGAAATACAACGAATATTAAATGAGCGTCAAGCTGTGAATAACCAGAAAGGGGAATAATATTCCCTTTTTTCGTATAATAACAAACCTTTTATCAATTGTTTGTTCTATATATTTGATTTTTTAGGCAAAAAGCAGGTATGGCGATACCTTTACAAGAAAATATCGGTTATGAATATAAAAGTAGATGCTTCCGGTTTAGATGAATTTATAGAAGAAATAGAGAACGAAGTCTCTACTGCTATGATTAATGCTGCTCATAGCGCTGTTGATACTCAAAAGACTTCTAATATAAGTAATAAAAAAACATATCAAAATCATACATGGAACTTGCGGAATGCTCCGGGAGCTGTCGTCTTTCGGAATGGGAAGATTGTCGATATGTATGTACCGGCTGACGGTGCCCATGGAGAAGCGAAAGAGCAGACGGAAAGTATGTTGATTTACGGCAATCATCCCCAAGACGGTGTAGTATTTGCTGATGGGATGCATTATGCGAGCTTCGTAAGCGCAAAAGGTTTTGATGTTGACGATAGTGCACGAATTAAACTATCAGAAGAATTAAGTAAAGTGTTCATGAAAAAATAATTGGTTATGGCTGGGTTAAAATTTAGCGCAGATATTGAATTAGATAAGATTGTTAAGTTGCGCACAGAAATAAAGGGGCTTAAGGCTGATATGATGGCTTTGGCAGGTAAGCCAAATAGTGGAAATACCATGAAGAGTCTCGAAAGGCAGTTAGACAAGGCTACGAAAGAACTTGATAAGTACATGAAGAAGTACGCATTGATGAAGAAAGCCTATGAAGAAATTTTAAAATCTGACAATACCGTTAAGGCAGTGCATGAAGAAACTCAGGCCTTACAATCCACAAATAAATGGATTGTCGCAAATACGCAAGCTGTAAAAGAAGCTGATGCTGAAATAAAAAAATTGAAGTCTGACTTTGCGGCTCTCAATGATACAGAAAAGGTGGGCGACAAAGGATATAACATATTGCGTCAAGTAGAACAACAAGTAGCCGTACGGAAGAGGGAAGAAGAAGCAGTTCGGGCAAATATAAAAGCCCAAAAAGAACAAATCATACAGAATAACTCAGAAGAAGGAAGTATAACTCAATTGCGTAAGCAGTTGTCACTTATGCTTAATCTCTATGATAATATGGGGAGAATAAAGCGTTCCGGCAATTCGGGCAAAGAACTTCTTGCTCAAATTAAAGTTATCCAAACAGAATTAAACGAGGCTGAACAAGCATCCGGTCGTTTTCAAAGAAATGTCGGCAACTATTCTTCTGCATTTAATGGACTTGGTATGTCAATCCAGCAGATAGCAAGAGAACTTCCCGCCGCAACGATGGGTGTCAATATGTTTTTCTTGGCAATCAGTAACAATCTTCCGACTTTCTTTGATGAAGTCCAAAAGGCAAGAAAAGAATATGCAGCATATATCGAAGAGCTAAAAAAAGGCAATACAGAAGTCCAGAAAGTTGCTCCCGTTTGGAAACAGATAATTTCCGGTGTGTTTTCATTGAATACCGCTTTGGTTGTAGGTATAACTTTGCTCACTGCTTATGGGAAAGAGATATTCAATTATCTTGATGGATTGATTAATACTAAAAGGGCTACGCTGGATTTACTGTCTGCGGAGCAGGAAATGGCTTTAGCGCGTAGAGAAGCTATAAAGAATTCTGTTAACGAAAGAGTTGAGTTAGATATTTTGTACAGCAAATTAAAGAATATTTCTTTATCAGAAAGGGAGAGGACTGCGGCAGTTAATGAATGGATAAGTAAATTCCCTCAATATTCTAATATTCTTGAAGGAGAAAAAGTAAATTTAGGGAATCTTGAATCTGCTTATAGAACACTCAGTAATGAGATTTATAAAAACGCTGTTGCAAGAAGTTATGTAGATAAATTGGCTGATATTTCTATAAAAAAAGATAAGGAAGAGATTAAACGTCTTAACCAAAAATTAACAGTGGCAAAAGCTGAAGAACGGTTAAGAAAGCAGGAAGAAGAATTTAATAAGCAAGAAAAGGAAGGTTTTGGAACTGCAACAGCTAAAATAGATGCACGAAGAAAAGTAGAGAATGCACGTCGGGATTTGGAGAAACAAAAGGGAATATATAATGATATTCTTACAAACTTACAAACTTATGAAAATAACTTCCTAGATATTTCAAACCATATAAATACACTTAACCTTTTCCCTCAGCCCAAAGAGGGTACTTATGACTATTGGCAACAACAAGTAAGAAATGCCGATAGTGCCTTAAAGCAAATCAAAGATACTTATCTTGAAGTGTTAAAGACAGGAAGTACACAAGGCATTCCTAAAGATGTTGTCAAACAATATAATTCTTTGATAAAACAAAAGAGAGAGGCGGAAAATAAATTAAAAATATATGATGACAAAGGCGCTGGTAGTAGAAATATCAACGCATTAACATCCCAACAAGATAAGATATTAGGACTTGAAAGCAAGTACGCATTGGAACGTAGGCGAAAAGCTGAGGATTTGGAGTATCAGATTGCGCAGGCTCGTATTAGCGCCATGGCTGATGGTTATCAAAAGGTCAAGGCACAGCGTGATTTGGATAACAAGAAAGAAATTCAAGATTTGCAACGGCAGAAAGAAAATGCTATTCGTGCGGAAATAGAGGCTCAAAAAAAGGTTTTTGATGAGCAGAAGAAATTGAAGGCTAAACAGAACAAAGGATATAAAACAAAAACCTTTGACGCTTCCGCAGTAGATACTTCTAATATAAGTTCTGCTTTTGATTCTATCATCGGATATGTAAGTAACAGGCAAAAGGATGATTTAATGAGAGAGCAGGAAAGCGCATGGAATGAATATCTCATAAAATATGGTGATTATCAAAAGAAAAAAGAAGCTATAACCAAAGAATATGCAGCAAAAATAGATAGTTCTCTAACGAAAGGAGAAAGAGAATCTTTGAAAAAAGACCTTGAAGCTCAATTGAGAGAACTAGATTTTTCCGAATTTAAAAAATCAATTGATTTTGCTGATGTGTTTGGAGATTTAGATATGCAGACAACTGATGCTTTAAAATCTCTCCGTGATAAACTAAAAGATTACATTAATGCTGCTGCAAAAGATTTGCGACCAGAAGATTTAAAGGAACTACAAGATGCCTTGAAAAATATTGACTTTAAAATAGCTAAGCGTTCTCCTTTTAAAGAGCTTTATTCCGGTTTGTCTGAATACAATACAGCGCAAAAGGCTGTTAAAAAAGCCCAAAACGAGTTGAACTTAGTTATGTCTGGAGGAGAAGTGAAAACAGGAGTGTACCAAGATGAAACCGGTAAACTTGTAAAAAAATTACTTTCACAAGAAGAAGCAGAAAAAAAACTCTCTAAAGCTCAATCTGATAGGCAAGGTGTTCTAGCTAAATTAACAAAGGCTGCAAATACAATAGGCTCTCAAGGTATGGAAATTGTCAATGCTGGAAACCAAATAGTGGACATGCTTGGGAATTTTGGTGTTGCAGTACCTGAAGCTGTAGCTGAAACGTTGAACGGCATTGGGCAGACTATGAATGCTCTTGAAAGTATTGATTTAACCAAGCCGTTCTCCGCCATAACTGGAAGTGTTGGAGTCTTAACCGGAATTGGGAATACAATAGCTGGATTGTTGGGATTCGGTGGCGCTGACTACTCCGGCTATGAAAAGATGAAAGCTCAATATGAAAATCTCATATCTATTTGGGATGAGCTTATAACCAAGAAGATGGATTATATTGACATCGACTATGGAACGGAGGCGATAAAAGCGGCAGAAGAAGCCGAACAGCTTGTAAATATCCAGATAAGCAGGCAAAGGCAACTAATCAAGCAGCTTGCATCCAGCGGGGCAAGTGTCGGCTCCCACTCATTGGGATACCGTATAAATGACAGATTGTCCAAAGAAGACTATCAACGAATTTCAGGTTTAGTCGGGCAAAAGATTACAGCGGAATATCAGTTGTGGGATTTGTCTTCCGAACAGATAGAAAAGATACTTTCCGATGAAAAACTGGTTTCTGTACTTGATACCGTCAACAAGGATTTTGTTACTTATTTGCAGAATATTGTAGATTATGGAGAACAACTTACCGAGATTGCACAAAAAGAAAAAGAGGCTATTACTGGGATAGGTTTTGATGAGTTTAAAAGTGGTTATGCAGATTTACTTTCTGATTTGGATAGTACCAACGAGGATTTTGCCGATAATTTCGAGCAACATCTTCAAAAAGCCATATTTCAGTCTCTTCTTGCAAATAAATATAAAGAACAAATTCAAAGACTATATGATTCATGGGCTGAGTATGGAAAAGATGGGATAACTTCTGACGAGGCACAAGCACTTCGTAATATGCAACAGAATCTTACAAATAGCCTGCTTGCGGAACGTGATAAACTGATGCAAGATTTTGGCTGGCAATCAGATTCCGCCCGTGAAGCTTCACAGAAGGGAATTGCTACGGCTTCGCAAGATTCGGTAGACGAGAACAACGGTCGGTTGGCTGTTATGCAAGGGCATACATACTCCATCAATGAAAATGCCAACCGTATGGCCAATGGCATTGACAGCCTTTTGAACTATGCCTCTTCCGGACTCTCATTAACTACGGATATAGAAAGGACGGCTAAAGCAATTGAAAGCCAAAGTAGGGATGCTCTTAACCACTTGGCAAACATTGATAGCTATACGTCTAATCTTGTAGAAATGAGGGAATACATGTATGCCGTGAAAAACGGTATTGACACATTAAACACTAAAGGGTTAACACTTAAACGATGAAAGGACAACTTTATATAGACAATAAGAACATCTTTACTGAATTGGGTGTCGCCACTATGCAGGGTAATTACGGTGAATTGGTAGCGTTTTCACCCTCTAAAACCCCGGACAGCAACGATTGGCCGGAAGAGGATGGAAAAGAGTTCGACCTTTCGGAAATGCATCTTGACACGAAAGACGTCACGCTTGAGTTCGGCTTCTTCTCGGAGTGGAAGTATGGTGATTTCGTAGCCCTGTTGTCTGATATGGGCTACCATGATTTCAACTTTCCGCAGTTGGGACGTACATTTAGATTGAGGTTATCCTCGCAGAACAGTTTTGAGATGTATAGTAACACCGAACGCTCTAAGTTCACTTTTGCCAATGATTTCCCGCGCCCGTATGGCTATATCTATCAGGAACCGATGAATAGCATCCTGCTGCCGAAAGGCTACGAGCTGGATAATATGGACTTGTCCGCTTATGGTGTGCTCGTTCTCAAAGGCAGTGATTCGGAAATACTCAAAATCCAGGCTGTAAAGAAAAATCTCTTGCAAAACTTCAATTATCGGGACGGTGCTGTCTATGATGGTGAATATGTGAAGTTTCAAACGAAAGATGTGAACCTTAAATGTTTAATGCGTGCACCGGACTTCGATACGTTTTGGAGGAACCGTGACGCTCTTTTGTATGACCTCACTAGGCTATCCACCAAGACCGATGCCGAAGGATACGAGTATAAAGACGCGGAGCGCATGTTTTATGTTGACGAATGGAATGAAAACTATCCATGTTATTACAAAAGCTGCAAAACTGACAGCTTTAATCCTATTGATGGTATATGGTGGGCGTTTACTCTAACTCTTGTATTTACCAGCTTTCGACTTGGAAATACCGAATATTTGCTTGCTTCGGAAGCAGGGGAGCTTATAGTAACCGAAGATGAAAAATATTTTATTGATTTAGGAGATTAGAATATGATTACTTTACATAACGGCAATGAAACAATCGAGCTTCTGACGGATGATAATAGTTATTCCTATGAAGCTGTAATGGGCGAAGATGCACTTACACTGTATTTCTCTTATCCGGGCTATCTGAATGTCCCTGTAGGTTCATGGTGTGAGTTCTACGGCAAGCGTTATTCCTTGAAGAAAGACAGCAATTTCAAGAAGAACGGAGAAAGGAACTACGACTATACGCTTATCCTTGAAACCTCGAAAGCCGATACGGAACTTTGGAAGATACGCAATACGGTAGACAACCGTATCAAGTTCCCTTATACCGCCAAACCTAAAGAACACCTCAAACTAATTGTCGATAATCTGAACAGGCGTTCTTCGGGCTGGGTAATCGGTGATTGCATAGATGGTACGGAGAAGCTGATTAACTACAACCATACCTATTGCTTGGACGGTTTAAGCCAACTGGCAGAAATTTATGAAACAGAATATCAGATTACAGAAGCCGTTATAGAGGGTGCGCATACAAAGACTGTACACCTAAAGAAAGTCGAATACAACAAGGATAATCCCCTTACTCTTTCTTATGGTAAAGGGCATGGCTTTAAAACAGGTGTAGGACGGGAAAGCGGTGACATTCCGCCTGAAATTATCCTTGTAGAAACGACTGATAGAAACATAGATTATTCTAAATACGGTGCGAAAGAATTGCTGATGCCCAAATCACAGACCATTCGTTATGACGGTACGCACTTCGATGGAGAGGACGGTTTCAACGTTGCTATCTCCCGAACTTATAAGACTGACGAATACGGTACGGCCGTTATGCGTGCCGACCATGAGCTAACCACTGCCAAAGAGGATAGCCTGGATTGCACAGAGATTTACCCGTCACGCGTGGGAAAGGTTAGTGAGGTTAGAACAGTAGATACGAAGAAGCATTTCTATGATTTTTACGATAATGATATTCCCGATAACCTCAATTTTAAGGATTGTCTTATCGAGGGTGAGAAGATGACTGTTATCTTTCAGTCCGGCATGCTTTCCGGTAAAGAATTTGAAGTGAGGTACACCCATGTAGGGCGTAAATTCGAGATAATCCCGCAGGAGATAGACGGTATCACCATGCCGGACGGTGGCGTATGGATGCCGGAAGTTGGCGACAAATACGCAGTGTTCGGTATCCAGTTGCCCGAAGCCTATATCAGTGACAATGCTACAAGAACGGGCGCATCATGGGATGTGTTCCGGGAAGCCGTCAAGTATCTCTACGAACATGAAAACAAGATGTTCACTTTTACTGGTACATTGGATGGCATTTGGGCAAAGAAACGCTGGTTACAGATTGGCGGTAAAATCGTATTAGGCGGTTTCGTGAACTTTACGGACAATCAGTTCCATCCCGAAGGCTCTCTTATCCGTATGGTAGGTATCAAACGGTTTGTAAATAACCCGTACAGCCCCGAAATAGAACTGTCCAACACTCCGGTAGGTACATCCGTTGCCAGTGAACTTAATAAGATAGAAACGAACGAGGTGCAGGTTGAGGAGAACCACAAGAAGGCACTTCAATTCACCAAGCGTTACTATCGTGATGCAAAGGAAACGATGGAAATGCTTGCCGACAGCCTGCTTAACTTCTCCGGTGCAATCAATCCGATAACGGTTGCCACGATGCAGATGCTCGTTGGTGATGAAAGCCTCCAGTTCCGTTTCGTGAACTCCAAGACCGACCCGGTGGTAGTCAACCATGATATTAGTTATAATCTGAGTACAAAGGTTCTGAATGTTCCGGCAGGTATCATCCAGCACATGACATTAGGGATTAAGACCTTATCCAATGCTCATGCAGCCGGTGATTACAAGTATTGGGATATGGCGGAATACAATTCCCCCTCACTTGTCAATCCGGAAAAGAAATTCTATTTATATGCCAAGTGTAGTAAGGATAACCAATCAGGGATATTCCTTTTGAGTGAAACTGCTATTGCGTTGGAACAGATAGACGGATATTATCATCTGCTTGTCGGTATCCTTAACAGTGAGAATAACGAGGAGAGAAGCTTTGCCACTTTGTACGGATTTACGGAGATATTGCCCGGACGAATAACTACGGATAAGATAGTTTCTTCTGACGGTAAGACTTATTTTGATTTGGTAACGAATGAGATAGCCGGACGTATCAGGTTTTTGAATGGTCTTATTTCAGGTTTGGTCGGTATCGGTAATGGTGATGGCATCAATGCCGGTATGTCCGGTGAGGGAAATTCCGGTTCTGATGTACGTATATGGGCTGGAGCCAATGAAACAAATAGGGGAGAAGCTCCTTTCAGGGTACTTCATAGCGGAAAAATGATAGGTACTGATGTGGATTTATCAGGTAAAGTAAACGCAAAAGAAGGTGCTGTAGGAGAATTTAAAATCTCATCAAGTTTGACGGCTGAAAGTGGTAATGATGAAATGCTGCTTTCATCTTCACTGATACGTTTCACAAATCAATATGTGTCAACATTTATCGGTGCTGATACCGTTCCAGCTTCATCCGGCGGGGCTATCATAGCCCCGATAAGAATAAATGTAAGTCGCAACATGTCTTCCTATTCGGCAGGTATAAATACGTGTTTTCATTTATCAGTAGATGGGGCAAAGAATTATGATGATTTTGTAGAAACGGGAAATCATGCCTTGTTTATACCTAAGGGTGATATTTGTGGATTCAGATTAAGAACAAGAAGAATCGGCAGTAGCGAAACCTTATCGTTAATGGATAGTATTGTAATTGCTATATCCAAAGGCATTACAATGAATCTTCCGAGCGACGCAGAGGACGGGCAAATCTATTTTATAAGAAACCATTCAAACGGTGACGTCTATGTGTATGGCCGGATAAGCCCGCTGGGGTATCCTACATCGGGAACGACAAAAGTTCATATAACAGGGGGCTGGCTGGCTATTTTCATCTATGACAAAGTTAACAATATATGGACAGGCAATAGATTACAGGGTTGGTAGAATACTATGAAGTATCTAAAGGAGAAACCTGCAAATAACAAACCTTTTGTCAATTGTTCGTTATCTGCGATGTAAAAAAATGGCAAGTCTGTTTCTCTGAACTAATTTTGTGAAAAACAGAGAAATGGGTATGTTATTTAGAAAATTATCAATGTGTTTGCATAAACTGTGTGAGATGCACGGGGCTTTGATAATAGACTTTTAAGAATAGTAACATAGAATACACAAGCCTTTGAGCTAACGTACCCATACGTTGTGCTCAAGGCTTTTTTATTGATATAACATTATGCCGTTAATAAAGAAGAAAATATCAGAGTTTCCTCTTGCCGATAGCCTAAAGGGATTATATACCATTGGTTACAAAATCATAGATGGTATCAAGACCAGTGTAAAGGTTAGCTTGGAAGATATTCAGACCGCTTATCAGGATGTCGTTAATGCAATTAAAAAATCCGAGGAAGCGACCAGTAACGCAAATAATGCTGCTGTAACCGCCGAAGAAAAAGCCACAGCCGCTAATGTAGCCGCCCAGGAAGCCGAAAAGATTGCCAACAATCCGACATACATCGGCAAAGACCACTATGTCTATGTGTACAACAAGGATACGGGAAGCTTCGACAAGACGGATATTTATTGCAAAGGTGAACCGGGAAGTTCTTTCCGTGTAGCCGGCGAATACGCCACCCTTGAAGCCTTGAAATCCGCTGTTCCCGATGGTTCGGCAGTTGACGGGTTCATGGCTGTAGGTACGGAAGCCCCTTATGATTACTACGCATGGGTGAACGGTGAATGGGTAAGCCAGGGTAAGATAGGCGGCATAGACGAAGCACCAACTGATGGAAAGGCATACGGTCGTAAGAATGGGGATTGGGCGGAAGTTCCTGAGCATTTAAATCTTACATCAGAGAATTTAAACGATATAAATGGAGCGGGGTTTGCTACGCAGAAAAGCACTGCTGATTACATATTACCTGAAAAGAATTATCCTATTAATGAGAATGGAGCATTGATTTTCGCAAACGCCAATTATGGTCATTCTAATCAAATCTATGGCTCTTATCTAACTAATAGATGGTTTGCAAGAGGTGGTGGTAATCAACAGGGCGTTAGGACTAATTGGAAAGAGTTTGCATTTACGGACGACGTCCTCACCAAGACCAACACTTCATCATTCACCCCTACGGGCGATTACCAGCCTGCAACGAAGAAGTATGTGGATGATAAACACATTATGCTTACGATTACAGATGAAGCTCACCAACAGTTAATTTCAAATCAAGAAGTTAAAGCAGGAGAAGCCGAATCAAAAATAAATCTTGTATTTGGAAGCATTGATAATTTTAAAAATATTATACAGAGATTATTAAGTGATAATATTTTATTCCTAAAAATTACAGAAAAAGAAATCTTTAAAGTAAGTACGAGTCACACATATTGCAATCCCGATAATGGAGCTTATGAACTTTCGTTTATTTATACTTATACTTCTATTGCCGATGCAAATAATATTAGCTTAGTTACAAAAAGAATTTTTATTGCATTGAATTCAAATGCTACAAATTTTTTCGTAGTAAAAGATATACTCGTTTCCGACAACCTCACCACCCTCACCAAGAAAACCGCTGCCGAGTACGAGGCTATTGGCTCTAAGGATGACAATACAGCATATTGTGTAACCGTTTAAAGGATAATGATTATGTTAAAAATAGGAGAATTGACCTCAGGGCTATTTGCTGGAGATAAGCTGATTGCAGGCAAAGAATTTGATATTAAACAACTTGTTGATAATATTACATTTGCAGATGATTTAGTACATGAAGAAATTAATACACTACTTGTTCTTATTTGCAATCTTAGTAGTATCCCTATTTATTTATATCGAGATTCAGTAAGAACTGAAATAAAAAAACAACATATCGGATGGTATTCATTTAGAGCACCTACTGCTATTAGTCTTTTTAATGAAGATTATACTCCAATAAGAGCTATTACACAAAAGGAGTCTATATCCAATAATTTTGTTACAGAAATAACTGATTCTGTCGTTAATAATGGCGATAGTGTATTTGATATTGCAGATAGTACAGGGATTTTCGGTTTGGGTTGTGTTCTAATGAATGCGTAAAACAATAATATTAATAAAATAACAAAGTGTTTACTTTTTTGATTATGAGAGTAAAAGTATTTTATGAAAACTGGTTTGCCAAACTCATCCTCTTTGGCGGCTACACAACTATAATGCTCTTCGGCTTCATCCTTACGAAGCTGAAGGAGTTGTCCGAAACGACCATACGTCATGAACGGATACATCAGAAACAGTTCTTCGAGTGTATGGAGATAGCGGCTATCCCGTCCGTATTGCTGGCTTTCAATGTCAGTGCATGGTGGCTGTTACTTATCTCGCTATTCTACTACATTCTTTATTTGGCAGAATGGTTTGTAAGCTTCGTGTACCACCTGTTTACAGACAACAAGATTGGGGACGGTAAGGTCAATAAAAACGCTTACCGTGCGAGCGCATTTGAAATGGAAGCCAAACTCAACCAGGATAATCCGAACTACTTGAAAGAACGTAAATGGGGTGCATGGTTCAGATACTACGGCAAGATATGAATAATTGACAAATAACGATAAGATGAAGAATAACATTATTACCCAAAGCATACCGGGTGGTTTCTCAGTAATAGCAAGCAGTTTTATTGCGCAGTCATTGGAACACATGATACCGTGGCTGATAGTGACATTTTCAGTCGTTGTATGCGATTTAATGTTCGGGATAAGGAAATGCCTGCTATTGGGTGAAGAGTTTCGGTTTTCAAGTGCTGTGCGCCGTACTATGGGTAAAATGGTGACATACTTTGCTTTTGTCTGTATGGTGGTGATGATAAACATTGCTTCCGGCAATAAATGGAATATTGATGTGTATTCATGCTTGTTTGTTTGCTTCATAGAGTTCTGCTCTATCATAAGTAATATCTTGAAGCCAAAGGGATATAATTTCAACTTACTGAAAGCGTTGGGATTGTTCGGAAAGAAAGTGCTCGATGTCGAGAAAGAAGATATGAATGAAATAATAACTAAAGATAAGGAGTAACAAAATGAAAAAGAAACTGATTATCGCAGCGATTGTTATCGCTATCATCGTGGGAGTTATGCTTTACATGCACTACACACCGTTTTGGGTGAACCTGACTACTGTTGTATCATTCGGTGTCGGTGTTGTTGCCGGATGGGTGGCTCGTTTAGTTTATGACAAATATTTCAAGGAGGACGTGCAGAATGAAAATATTGATTGACAACGGACACGGAAGCAACACTCCAGGCAAGTGTTCACCGGACGGAAGATTGAAAGAGTATGCGTATACCCGTGAGATTGCCACACGTTTGGAAGCGGAATTGCGCAAACAAGGCGTTGATGCCGAACGTATCGTCAAAGAGGAAATAGACGTTCCCTTATCGGAGCGTTGCCGTAGGGCGAACGAATACAAGGCAAGTGACACAATCCTCGTATCTATCCACTGTAATGCAGCGGGAAGCGGCTCTGAATGGATGCAGGCACGTGGTTGGGAAGCATGGACTTCGACAGGTCAGACGAAAGCCGATAAATTAGCTGATAGCTTATATGTGGCAGCCGGACGACTTTTGCCGGACATGAAGATACGCAAGGATATGTCAGACGGTGATGCTGATAAGGAAAGCGGGTTCTACATCTTGAAGCACACGAAGTGCCCGGCAGTCCTTACAGAGAACCTATTCCAAGACAATAAGGAAGATGTTGATTTCCTATTATCGGAAGAGGGCAAACGGGCAATAGTGGACTTGCATGTGCAGGGAATTGTGAACTATTTGAATAACTCTAAAAAGTAAACATCATGGCAGCAGAAGTTTTATCATTTCAACAAGAAGAAGGCAAAACAGCGTATTACGCAACGTTTGTCAGTGACGGTAATCCCGTTACCATACAGATAAAGAACAAGGGCGGAATGGTGACTGTATTTGCCAATATCGAGGGCATGAATCCTATCCCGCTTTCCCCAAATGCCAATCAAGCCTTAGGTCCTTCCAATGTGATATTTCGTCTTATTGGCATAGCGGCAGGTATGGAAATTACAATAAGAAGTGCTACGAAAGTGTCAGAAGCCAAAATGATTAAAGAGGGATAGCCTATGAAACCAATCACTATCCCTCACATCAGCATTCCTATAATCGGCATTCCCGTAATCAGCATACTTACCATAGGGTTTCCCGGTGCTGGCGGGAATAAGCCGCATCCATTTCCTGACGGGGCTTTATTATTAGCCAATGACGCTCCATTGTTGTTGACTAACGGAAAGCCGATATTGCTTACAAGTAAAAATAAATAGTAGTATGGAAGAGAAAACAGAAAAAGGACAACAAATTGGACAACTCCCCAAAAGAGACGTTTTGACGGGTAATGAGCAGTTTCCATTTCAAGAAGACAGAGAAAACGGTTCTATCACCCCTAACGCCCTAAAGAGTTTCATTAGTTCCGGTCTTGCGGATGACGAAGACCTTGTGTCTGTAGACAAAGGGGAAAACTTAAGTGTTTTAAAATTTGCCGACCGTGCTTATAATCCTGGAACACATGTGGGAATGGGGTATAAAATCCTGCGCAGGAATATTATAGACGGTAAAAATATACTTACCCAGGAAATGATAAATCAGCCATATACGATTTATGTCGTTCAGTATGATTTTGATTTAAATGGTGCCACCATAACTTTGCCGGAAGGTTGTATGTTCGATTTTCAAGGTGGAAGTATAAGTAATGGCTTTTTAGAAGGGAAAATAGAAAATACTCATGCTCGTCCGGAGTGGTTTCATTCTCCTAAAGATGAGGATTGGTCTGCTGCCATACAGCAGGCTTTGAATGTTTGTCCTACAGTAAAACTATCAGATAAAATATACAATATCAGCAAAAAAATCATTCTTAATATTTATAATAGCCTAATAGGATGTGGGCATGCTCGTAGTATTATTTTATCTCAAATAGATGACGGGTATGCCATATACTGTAATTTAGATGATGATTTTAATCCATTAAGTACACCTTATGCAACTATGCAGATAAAAGACTTGGATATTAGATATAAGTACTCAGGTTGGCAAGAAACAGAATACTTGGAATATTATCCTAATGCACATGCTATAGTATCTGATGGATATATAAATATAGAGAATGTATTTATAAGTCATTTTAATAAAATCATTGTATTTCCTGTTTATGCAGATAATGTACGCCTCTATAATATAAGAGCTGATGACAGGGCTAGATTGAAAAATCCACAATATGATGCCCATAAGGATTTTAATGTTAAATGGGAGAGTAATGGCGACAATACAGTTATAGATAACTGCTATAACATGAATTTTTATTTTTCAAACAATCCGAATATTACTTTCCGAAATGGTATACAATGCGGGGTATATTTATATTATGCTAACGCTTTTGTTTTTGGGCTTCATAATGAAGATACCGTTCACTATAAAATAAGATTACAAGATTCTACATCTACCTTTATAAAATGCTATTTCCATAGAAATCCTCTAAATGTTGATGAAAAGTCAATATTTACATTTAAAAGAGAATCAAGTTCAAATTTTCTAATAATACAGGATTGTGTATTTAATAATCATGGATATGTAAAAGACCAGGTCTATATACAAGAACCTACCTGCATATATGTCGAAAACAAGAATGCGGATGTTAGAATTATCAATAGCTATGTTAGTGTATCATCAAATCATGGTGATATATACTACAAACAAAATGTATTCATAAAGGAGAAAGGTACTATATATGAAGTTCCGTCTATGAACGGCAGATATTATAATGGAATTGTATGCGCTTCATCTATAACCAATAAGTTGTCATATTATTTTTATGAAAATAATATCAGTTTAATCCCGGCAAAAAGGGTATATTTTACTTATAATAACACACTTAGAATAGGTGATTATAAATACGAATTATATGAGGTCTTGGATAAGGCACGCAAGATAATAACAAAAAGATCTCACTCTTACAGTATAAATAGGCTGGAAAATGATAAGGTTATCCGATTATATTTGTTCTCTACAATATATTCGAATTCAACAGCAATGTTAAGAAGAACATTCAATTCAGATGAAAGACATAAAATATATTTACCGCTATTGGCTTGTGGTACTGCTATATTAATTGATGACGGGGAAACTATTGTCGGCAATTCGACTAAATGGGAGATTGATGATGAAGATGAAAAATACAATATAATAGATGAACAATCATCTGTCGGGTTCGTATACCAGAATAACGGTATGAATGTCACTGTATTATTGAAAGAGATACCAACAGAAGGCCAGTGGGTAGCAGGTGATTCCGCATATGTAAAAGGTCATAAATATCAGTATGATGGAACTAATTGGCTTGATAAAAATGGTATTATAGCAAATACAAGGAAACAAGGGAATAGTGAAAATAGACCGACTAATGTTCCTGCTGGCTTTTATTATTTTGATACTTCCCTTAACAAACCGGTTTGGAAAAAGAATGACGATACTAATGAGTGGGTAGATGCAACAGGGAGCAGCGTATGAAAGACTTTTTAAGAAGTGAGTTATTACATTTTTAAATAACATCAACTATTATTGGTATGAAAAATAACATCTTAGGCGAGGTGGTATATCTATTCACCGCCATAGTATTCGGTGGCAGCACTGCACTGCTGATGCTCTTTATCAAGGAGAACAGCGACCGTTGCCACTACTATAACGGCAAGTGGAACAAAACAGACTTGCTGTGTGGAGCTGTCGCAATATGTGTAGGCATGGTTGTTAATCATTATCTGTTGAAGTTATGAAGAAGTTAGTGTATATAGTGTTTCTTGTGTTGACGGTGTGTTCCTGTAGAACGAGGACTGTTTATATGCCCGTTGAAACAAAGGTTCTTGACAGCATAATATACCATGACACTACATTTCAAGAGAAGCTGATACCGTACAAGGACAGCGTATCTGTTGCCGATACAACGTCATTCCTTCGCAATCCGTATGCCTACAGCTATGCTTCATTTAGCAACGGGATATTGAACCATTCATTGGGCATTTATCCTCATGCTACGGTAACAGTCAAAATGCCGTATTTTATCGAAAAGATAAGAAGGATTGAAGTGCCCAAGCCTTATCCGGTAGAGAGGGAACTGTCATGGTGGGAAAAGTTTAAAATCAATTACGGTGGTGCCAGCATTTCGATAAATCTGACATGTGTTTTATTCGTAATTGTTTGGCTCACCATAAAGATAAGAAAGAAATTAACGATGTAGAAGTTGGCTTGTAGCTGACACTCTTTCGGGGCTTAGAGTAAAAAGAAAGCCCCCAACGTTCAAATAATTATTGCCACATAAAAATTTGAAAAAAGCATCATCAACGCATTCCAGTCCGGAAATCAGGCTGTTCTTACTCAGATTGCAGATTGTTGCTGCAAGACTCAGAACGCCATTACCACAATGGGCTATGAGAACCAGCTTGCGATGTGCAATCAGACCAACGCGCTTGTCAACACAGCCAATCAGAATGCACTTTCATTGCGTGACGGTGCGACCGCCAATACCAATGCTATCCTTGCGAAGCTGGACGCCATGCAGAACCAGGCATTGCAGGACAAGATTGCGGCTCTTACAGCAGAAAAAGCCACTTTGACTGCTGAAATCTCCCAACGTAACCAGAATGCTACTATCCTGAGTTCAGTAGGACAACAGATTGCTCCTTTGGCAGCAGGCTTGCAGGCATTGCAGTCCGATGTCGATGGAATAAAATGCAAGATGCCTAACACTGTTCCGGTTGTTTACCCTAATATTCAAGCCATCAACACAGATTGTTTCCGTGCTGCGGCTTTCGGTGCTTACGCCGGTGATGCAATGTATGGACGTGGCGGTTGTGGTTGTAACAACTACTGGGGTTAATTCCGGTAAGAAAGGGGGTAATTATGTGGCCTAACTTTTTTACAGGATTTCCTTTCTTGTTCCCTACTATTGGAAGGGCTAATTTCAATACCCTTCCTACGGTAGCCGTAACGGTCGGCACGGAGAACGTGACTTTGGAGCTTCCTAACCATGCGTTCCGTAACAGAAGCTATGTAGGCGGTTTCTATGTCAGTCTCCGCCAGGCGATACCAGCCGGCACGACTGCTACACTCCCGATACTGATAGGGACTAACGGGGATACAAGACCGTTGCTGGCTTACAACAATGAGCCGGTGACTGTCGGCAACCTTGCCGGAACGGGTATCTACGAAATTCACTATAACAAGTACACCAACGAACTGTTCCTTGTTAACGGTGGGTATCGTCCGACAACCGCATCGGCACCGACTCCGACAGAAGAAGCAACCGCTCAAAAGAGCAAGTAGTTAACATGGGGATTTGTGGTTGTTTCCAAAATGGGAATAGCCACACCCCTTTAAAATCAAACCAATATGTTTCAATCACTTCGTACCAATAACCAGTTGTATATACTTCATAAGGATGCTAATCCGTTTATCGAATACGGTCCGGTAGTCAGCGTTTCCGCTCCTAAGCCGAAATATCCTATGGCACCCCCTATGGGACAGTTGCCCCAAATGGAAATGGTTGTGGATGTCGTTGTCTGTATCAACGGGCAGAACACGACTTTCCAAAATCTACCTGCTGGCATGGATATAGCCGACTTCGGACAGAACGGTAATATCGTAGTGTCATGCTCTCGTGATGCGATGAACAACGAGGTCGCTTCTATGAAACAGAAAAGCATAGACATTATCAATAGCATGGACTTCCACAATTCCGTCATTGCGGGATGTGACAAGATGCTGACGCTCTTGAACCCCGAATTTGCAGAGAAACAACGTCAGGAACAGGAAATATCCTCTCTGAAAGGGCAAATGGCGGAAATGAGCAAGAACATGTCCGACCTTATGGATTTGAACAAACGGCTTATGGAACAGCTCGGAGTTGCTGAAACATCTAAAACAAAGAAATAAAATATGGGAATGTGGGAAATATTGGAAGAAGGACGCGGAGAATATGACCGTGACTTCGGTATGAGAGGCGGTAATCCTATGGAAGAAGCCTATAGAGAGGGTTGCCGTTATGGTTACGAGAAAGCCATGCGTGAGATGCAGGGCGGTGAAATGGGCTATCGTAACAGCGGTGGTTCACGCGGTGGAAGCTATAGCGGCGGCTCAGATATGGGCGAACGCCGTATGCCGGGTTACTTCCCGGAATATCCGGTTTACAGCGAACGCCGCGGTTCACAGCCTTACGGTGATGATATGGGCGAACGCAGACGCAGACGCGCCAACGGAGAGTTCATGTAATGGAGAGGGGATTATTCCCCTCTTTTGCCAATCACTTAAAATCAGGAAAATATGAAACAAAGATTAGATACATACGACAGAATACCGCCTGCAATGGCCGACTATCTCAGCCAGTACGGATGGCATTTTAGCAAGAAGATGTTAGAAGGATTTGCTGTGTTTCTCTATTTCCTCCACGATTTCCTCGGAACATGATCCACAATCAGCTCTGAAACGATTGATTGTAAGTCCGTTCTGCTCAAATCTCTCAAAGAATCTCTTCAGCGTGTCCTTCTGATGAAAACGAACGTTGGTGTTACCATCGCTATTCTCAATGCCAACAATCAAGTCACCAATAACCGCCACGCCAGGGCGATAACCAAGGAACTTCTTGTATGTAGGCTTTGCATCATACTTCTCAGTCTCTATGAACTGATGGTCGAAATCAACATC